CTAATCTTACTGCCGTGTTAGCGAATACGCTTAAAATCTCAATAGCCGTCAGCGTTTGCATGATGGTGTAAAAGTGATCATGCAGCGGCGAGTAGACGTACCAAGCTAAAAGAGATCTATCAGCCCAAGTTGCCGCAACCGTAGCCGTTGAGCAATACAAAGCACCAATGGCGCAAGTAAGCGTCAACAGCTTATGGCCAGTGGTAACAATGTTATCAGGTGCAACAAGGATAAACACGCAGAACCAGAACGACACAGCAAGCGCCAAGAAGATAAACTGTTCGCTTTCGATTCTTAGACCGGTCGTCATCAACACTACATGGACAGCGTTTGACGCAACAACGAAAAAAAGAATCTGCCAGCTAATAGGCAATCTTACCACTTTGCTGAATATGGCGTTAAGGTGCTTATAAATCATTTTGATGGTTTCTTGATCTTTCTTGGCAGCTTAATAAATCCAGCGCCGCCAGCGTTTGGTTTTGGTTTCTGTTCAGTCATGATAAAACCCTTTTGTTTGTGTGTAGGAACAATTATAGGGCGCATCAGTTCAAGTATCAAATGATTAAAATGATTAAAAATGTTTAAAATATTTTAAACACATTTTTTCTTATGAAAATCATAGTGTTACCATCGAAAAAAGTCGTTTGATTAAATGTTTAAAGAAAACACCCCTATGACTCTCCATAAAAATACAAGAATCGGCAAAGGTAAAAAATAGGATAGGGGGCATTTTAAACAAATATAATATTTACTATATATTAGTATAATATAATATATATAACTATATGATATATATACTATTTTTTATATTATTCCTCTATGATTATTTTGTTTAAAAATCTTTAAACATTTTTAATCAAGGGGGGTATTTTTTAAACAAATGGCCTTTTGTTTAAAATTTGAGGTACTATTTAGGTTCAAAACAACGGTAGAGGGTTGAGTTATGAGTTTTATTTCAAACATATTTTCGAGCGCTGGCGGCGGCATAATTGATTCAATAGGCGATGTTGTTGATAAGTTTATAGAAACCCCAGACGAGAAAGCAGCGCTAAAAATAGAGGTAGAAAAGATCGTTACCGAGCGGATGAAGTCGGCGGATGAAAGTGCAAACAAAGAAATGGCAGCAAAGAGCGCCATTGTAGTTGCCGAAATGAACCAAGGCGATAACTTCACTAAACGCGCGCGCCCTATGGTGGTATACGCTGGGCTTGTTTTTATCGGCATCAACTATGTGTTATTTCCTTTGATCGGTCGCATAGGGCAAGCTGCTGGATTCTCTGTTGATGTAACGCCACTTGCTGACTTGCCTGTTGAATTCTGGGCTGCATGGGGCGGCATTTGTGCAACTTGGTCTATTGGTCGAACAATGGAAAAGAGAGGGAAGAGCAATAAATTAACAAGCACAATCACAGGAAGTAAAAATATTTTCGAATAAAGCTTGCAATTAATCTATTTTAGATTAATATGTAATTGTGTCTTAGGGCGATGCGGTGCAGGCAAGCAGTGACGTTACCTCCTTCGCCACAATGATTGCTTTATAAGTAGTGCAGTAAAAGTAAATCGTCTAGCGCAAGGTGTTTGTATCCTTCATAGCTCGGTTGCCCTTCTCCGAGTGCGCGAATAAAAGAAGGAAGTCGGGGAAGCCTAAGAAAGTTCGACTTAAAAGTACAGTTAGGCCGATTCACTCCCGTAAGGAGTGTGTTTTTAAAAGGTGAATTCACGGGCTGACGTGATGCGGTGGGTGAAAGAGGATACATTGCAAGCGCCTCTTACCGATGCAAATGCTGGAAATCAGTGCCGGCCACCTTTTCAAAGCATATACCAATATTTTATTTTCATCTTCATAATAGGAGGTGATCATCTGGTTGGCGGGGCAACCTAACCCGCTAAGTAGATCAAACGCCGTGAGGCAGTGTGATTGAATTTTTAAATGTCGGTAGCTCAATGGTAGAGCAGCGGTTTCCAAAACCGAAGACGAGGGTTCGACTCCTTCCCGATATGCCAATTTAGTTTTTATTCGCATGGTGGCTAAATATGCGGGCTGACGCAGAACGGCGAAGGTACGGTTAAGTGTGGTTGACTCATGATAGATCACATATACCAAGTTAATACGTCGCGGAAATAGTACCTATGTGGGAAGATCTCAGTACCCACTAGCCACCAGCCGAATAAGAATTGACAGGGCGAAAGCGTATGATCTCAAAAGGAAAAGAAAAGCAGATCCTTAAATCTCTTAAAGAATGCAGAGGAATGGGGATTTATCACGTTGTATCATCTAGCGGAGCAATGAGTATAAAAGGCTGTTTGTCTAATCACCCTAAGATTGTGGCGGCAAGACAAAGAAATAATGGTTAAGCAATTGGAGAAATTTATTTTCTCTTTTTTATTGACTATGAAGGATTAATGCTTTAGTTTAAGGTTATCAACTAAACGGATAGGAGCTATAAAAATGAAAAAAGGCGAATTTGATCTGACAGTCAAGGCAATTGACTGTTCTAAGTTGCCAGAATTAGGCAATGCTGGCAAGGAGATTTTCAGGGCGCTCAAGATTGCGTGCAGTGGGTTTGATAATGATTTCTACGGTAAGTTTGAAAGCATAAGTGGTCGTGATTATTATTTGGCAATTGATTTAATTGATTATAAACAGATCGTTATAAATGATACAGGTGCTGAATACCACAAACGTAAAATAATCCAACCATCCGACGTACTAGGCCAAGCTGCTATCGATGCCGCAATGGATGGGGCGACTATTGTGTTTGAGGGGGATTTAATACCAGATGACTTGCGGGACGAATATTATCCGACGACCAAGAAAAAAAATCTTGCCAGCAAGGGGTATAAAGTGGAGGGTCGCATGGAAATCATCGCCTACAAACTCCTAGACAAAAAACAACCATCAATCGAATCAAAGATCTTGGCCGAGAAAGTGGGCGCAAAACACGACCAAGGTAAGCCGCTTTACAACCTTATCCCTGTGCATGCTGAGGCTGAGCTTGTAGACGTTTTAACGTTTGGTGCCACTAAGTACACACCTAATCAGTGGCGCACCGTAGACAACGCCAAAGAGCGTTATACAGCGGCCGCAATGCGACACTTGGCGGCGTATCGAATGGGCGAAGAGTCCGATCCAGAAAGTGGAAAGCATCATTTAGCGCATGCTATGTGTTGCCTGTCTTTTATCATTGAGCTAGATTTGGAGAATCAATAATGAATATTTTAGACGCAAGAGCAGAGGAAAAAATTTTGGCAGATAAAATAAACTGGCAAGAACGCGAAGAGCTGGCGTACCCAGAAGACGCGCCAATCATGAAAAAGTTACGCGAACACGTGCCAGCACCTAAGCGCAAGTTTAGCAAATCCGAGCAAGAAGGATTTCGCAAGCATTACGAGAAGTGCGGACACAAGCCAACGACTTGTAAAAAGTTCGAAATTACGAAAGCTGAACTAGAAGAGGCGCTCAAAAATGTATGAAGAACGCAACGCAAAGATCATAAAAATGGCCAAGTCTGGGATGAAACGAAAAGAAATTTCAGAACAGCTTGAGCTTACTGAAATGACCGTGTCAAAAGTTTGCTGCAAGCATGGCCTAAGAACCAGAAAAGTAATCAGCGACGAATTAAAAGAAGAAGTTGCCGAGTTTCGAAGTCAAAACACACTTCGCGCCACGGTTGAAAAGTACAACATTTCAGCGGCTAGTGTGATCAAGTACCATGAAGACTATTTTGACGAAAAGAATCAAGAGCAGACACATACCGTTAGAATTCTTAGATCTGTTCCTAGTAATTTTGCAGCGCCTTCTCGCGGGTTTGGGTGGTGATTGTTGAAATATTAACAGCCTGTATTTAGCAAATGAATAAGATTAAGTTTTGAGGGGTTACTATGCACATTGTAGAAAAGAAAGATTTTATTGATGCCTTGGATGACGTAATTAGAAACGAATTGATTGTTTTGGGTTCTATCAATAGTAAAGGTAAGAAATCATTGCTTCTGAGCATTGATAGAAACTCTGACTACAAATATAAAGTTAAATATAGCTTTAAAGATGAAAAAGATGAACATTCACAGATGTTTGTTCTTAGCTCCGAGGCACTAGATATCTACAACTCAATTCCTATATAGCAAAAAGGGGTATAACGCCCCTTTTTATTTATCGGCAAAGAATCTTAATTTAGTATCCTTCTATCACTACACTTGACGACCTTATACTAACGGTTCCGCTGTTATCACTAGCAAACGCAACACCAAGAAGATCACCGGTCATTAGTCTAAATGAACCAGTCGCCGTACCCACTCCAGAAATATTGCCGATATCTGATTGGCTCGGAAGTTTTGCATGCACAGCTCTTGATGACAACGTTACAGATCCGTTTCTTTCTATTGAGAAAGCTGCTCCTACTGTCGAGTTGTTAGCGCTGTGGCTAATGTCGGCATAAGCCTCTATTATACACTCGCAATTTTCTTTTACTAAAATTCTGCCGTCGTCTGATATTCCAAATTTACCGCCTCGGCTTGATATCAAGGAGTAACCGTTCAGTGCATTTACAAAACTGGATGCGTAGATGGCTGGGTCTAGGTCAGTATCTCCAGCGCCTATAACTGTTAGTTCATATGCTGGAGACGGGTGTGTTATTGACATTTGCAAGATGCTCGGTGCTGCTACTGGATATGTCATTTATCGTCCCTCCAGTGAAACGCTCTAACAAAAGTTGCGCCAGCTACGCCGCTTAATACCATTCTGGTGCTCACAACCGGCCCGTTAAATTCTGGTATGGTGTATTCGGCTTCCGGTATAACATCAACAACATTAATAACACCGTCGCCGTTGCTGGGCGTATGCCATTGACTACCATTTGGAGACGACGAGAAAGTAACCGTGCCTGCCGTTCCTGCAACAGGGTCACCCTGAGCATCAAGAAATTCAACAGATATCTGACCGGTCCCGTAGCTGGCGCTCATATCGTCAATAATATGAGCTGCATCAGCAACGGGTAAAAGGTCGTCTCCTGCACCTGTCTTAAAGTAATAAGGGTAAGCCATTTCTATTTCTCCCATCCTAATGATTTAGCGCGTTTTCGCAGTGTTGACAGTTTGCAGTTACCGCCTGCCGACTGTCCGGTTTTTTCGATAATGAAGGCGCGAAGCTCGGCCTCTTCGTCGGAGCCTGATTCTGGCACCGCTTCCGGCTCTGGCGTAGCAACCTCCAATTCAACTTGCCCTACTGTCTCGGCCTTCTCGCCAAATAGGTTCGGGTTGGCAGTCTCAATAATAGTGCCAAGCTTTAGCTTTTGCAGCACGCCATCAACATGATAAAAACAGTTTTCGCCTGTTACTTTACGCTTGTACATTTCTAATTCCTCGCAATAAAAAAGGGAGCCGAAGCTCCCCTTTGTCGGCTAATGCCATCTAATGTTCTTATGCTGTAGTAGCGTAAAGAACACCTGAACGGTTTCCGTAGTCCTGCATGACCTGAATACCCATAGCACCCCAAGTAATGAAGTTATGAGCGTCGAACGGATTGCTACGTTGAACCGGAACGGTAGAAACACCCATACCAACAATCGGACGAATGATGGAGCTATCAAGCACCATTGCAAAGATTTCGTTACCAGTAAGAACCGCAGTTTCTTTTACATCAGCAACGGCATTCAATGCACGTACAGCGTCAAGCATAGTGCCGTAACCGCCATCGTTGTCAGAGTAGTAACGCTCCAAGTTGCTCATGATCTCACGAGAAACATAGAAAGTTACTTGGCCCATAACGTTGTTGGTGATACGCAAAGCGTCACGCTGAGCCTTGAACTCGTCACGAACTTGCTGAGCAGTCGTAGCGCCGGCAGTCAAGTCTACGCTTAGTGAGCTAGAAACAACACGAGAGTCGGATTTCAAGCCAGCCCAAGTCGCGCCATTAAAGGTTGGGCCACCACCGTCTACGATGTAGTTAACCATTTGGCGACGAATCGCCTTAACAGAGTTACGCTGATCATCAATTAGACCGTCGAAACCTTCTGAGTTTTGACCGGCTAGCTCACGCCACTCACGGCCAAAACCGTCTTGGTGAACTGGAACAATCGCAGAATCGTAAGAGTACTGAGTCTTATCCATAGTAACGACTGTTTGACCGCTTAGCGTGGTCTTGGCGTTACCGGAATCAGACGCTTTACGATATTTGTATTCGATCTTACCAATATCAACAGAACGTGCCAACGGTAGCAGGTCGTTCAATAGAACGTCACCTTCGTCGTTACGCATGATTTCTTTAGTAACGTTATCGAACTCAACATACACGTCACGCGGGATAGTTGCCGCTGCATTGGCGTTAAGACCCTGCATTTGAGCAACACTGCGCTCGTAGTTGTTGAAAAACTCGCGGCGGCCTTGTACTTCTGACCATTGCTTTTTAGCGTTGGCTTTGTTCGATTCGCTGTTTGCGAATAAATCTTTGACTTCGTTAAATCCGTACATGTTTAAGCCCCTTAAAATTTAACAGCAACAAGCGTGGTTGCAGAGGTTGTAATGATCTGATCGGCATAACAAATAATGTCGTCAGTGCCCACAACACCAATTCGCAACAAGCCAGCACCGTCAGCAGCAAGAGGAGTATCCACTGCCGTGATTGTTTGGCCGGTAGCAACCAGCATGTTGTAACGCTCGCCTACTTGAGGTTCGAAAGCAACCATTGTGTCGTCGGCTGCCCATGCGTCAGTAGTAGAGCCTTGCTGCAATGTATTCAGGTCAGCAACGTAAAGTTTAACACCTGCGCCAGCGCCGTCAGTGTTAAATGCTGCAAACTCACCTGAGCTTTTAAACAATAGCGTGCCCGGCAATGTAGATGCCGCTGCAATTGCTTCGTCTTGGATTGGCTTGTTGTTTTCAACTGAGCCACGGAAAATCACATTAGTAGTAGCCATGTATTACCCCTTATGGTAGCTCGCGTGAAAATTCAGATTGCTCTGCATTAGCCACTGGCTCACCGCCAGCCGCATAGGTTGCATCGCCTTCGACAGAGTCACCAAAAGCGACTTTAAGCGCGTTTGTCGACATCGCTTTGATTTCATCAGCAGATAAGCCCTTGGCTTCTGCTTTGACTTCTAGCGGTGCGCGCTCTGCTTTTTCGGCAGACTGGGCATTTGCTTCTAGCTTTTCCATGCTTTTCGCCATTGGTTGCACAGCGTCTTTAACGGTATCAGCAATGACTTTATGCAAGTCAGCATTGCCTACCACCTGTTTAGTAACTTCGGCAGCAAAGGCCGCTTTCTCTTCTGGAGTCATTTCTAATCCCTCATCGGATATTGAGTTTGTAACAGTTTCATTATAAGTCTCTTGAATAGGCTTTGCAAACCCCATGTTTTTAATGAATGCTTTTAGCTTATTTGTCGCCCATGAGAACTTGCGTTTTACTTTGACCTTCTCGGCTCCAAGCTGAACCTCCCCATCAAGAATGGCGTATTCTACTCGGTAGTAATCGCTCGTGTCGTCTTCGCGATCAATTTCATAAACAACTGATCTATCAAATACGTCAGCAATCCAAATATGTCTAACGCCCACTTCTGACTCAGCAATCTTATTTCTTAGCATGTCTCGCAACTCGCCAAGCATGCTGTCTAAAGAATCGTCTTCGTCTTCATTGCCTTCAAAGCTCGCCAAGTCAACATCAGCAGAGTTAACCATCATGCCTACGCCCTGCTCAGGGGTAGCGGCACCGATTTGATTTGGCAGAATAGCGTTGTGTTAGTCTGGGGCTCGTCGAGTGGTTCACGCTCCAATAAAACGCCTGTGCTTGTGTGAATTGGCGTGCCGTCCTTTTCCATGTTAGCGATGGCCTCTAATAACTCTTTGCCTCGCTCGGTCTGGTTGGCCACGTCAATATTGATGACAGTGTCATGGTAAACCTTGCCATTTTTGCGCTCCACATTGGCAACATAAGCGCCAACGTCAAAGTTGTGGATAGCGTACGGGTCATTTGCCGAAATGTATTTACCATCCTTTTCAGGGTGACCAACAGGCGCAAGCACGCGCTCAAGACTGGCAAACGAATTTGCAATCTCTTCAGCAGGGTACAAGCCGCCATTCATGACGATGTTATCCGGCAAAGTGGCCGAGTTAATAATGATGCAGTCAGCACCATCAACCATTTCACGTCGCACCATAGATGCGTTAATCGTGAGCGGTATTTGTAAGAGTTCTTTAGACATTAGATCTATCCTCAATCAATTGAACATGCGGCATATCTTTAAAAGACTTCCATAAACCGCCCCATTCTAACCTATATCCAAGCTCACTAGCAGCTTGTAGAAACGCACACGCAACCATAGCTAGATGTTCAGTTTCCCATGACGCTTTATTGTCGACGTAAGCAAAGAAATCCAAAGCTAATCCGGATTGGTGTCTTGACTTAAATGTATATCCGTCGCACTGTGATAAGCCTTCGCTATAAAGTTTGTTTTGCTGCGCCGCAGTACGCAAGCCGCCACTAGAAGGAATGCCAAAATCTATCTGGCTTAGCTGTAACGCTCTGTGAGCAATAGCAACCAATCTACGGTCTAAACCTTCCATACGTTCTAATGATTTCGAGCTAAATTTAAACATTGTTTGCCTCGTGAAGTTTACTGTAAATGGCCTGCCCTCTCGACTTTATTGCGCCCTGCTCTTTTTCTCCAAGCTCCCTCTCTGACTGGCAATACTCAAAAAACAATCCGCCGTCAATGTCGCCAGTAGGTGTACTTAAAGGGTAAACATACAAAGACTTTACGCTATTTTGTTCTAGCAACAGGCTTGCTTCTGGTGCCTTTTCAGGCGCTTGCGTTGAGCAATGAACCAGTTCTACATCATTGTTAGTTATCAATTCACTTTTGATGCTACCGTATGTTTTTAAAGGAATGCCCTGTATTCTTGAAGCCACCTTTGGGAATCTCCCAGAACCGCCCTCAGCCTTTACGCTCGCGCTTAGCATGTGAACATTGGCCAAGCTGGTCTTACCATTGTGAAAAAGCATCAAGTAGGCTCTGTCAGCACCATAGTCAGAAGCTAATATGTCAAGCTCTCTGTCAGCCGCCTCTTCTGCCAGCGCCAGCGTCTTTAGTGACTTTTTAGCAGGCAGCGCGGCATTAACAATGCTGTGAATACTTCTTGTATTCGACAAAGCCATCATGATCATTTTTGTCATGAATGTAATCGCCGCAAGTATGACAAGCGCCGCAATCAGTGGCGTAAACCAAGGGTCATCTTTCACAAAGTCGAGCAAGGGTATAATCTGATTCATTGATGCTGTGCGCTTATGTCATTAGTTTGGTGAATGATAGCGCAATTTTTTGAGGATGTAAAAAAGCCGCTACTTGAGCGGCTTGTATTTTAAAGAACTCGGCCAATATACCAAAGCTGGTTAAAAGCCTGTTCGTGGGTTAGGCATAACGCTGCTAAGATCAAAATGGTACATCAGACGATAATTCAACATGACCGTTGGCCTTGGCAGCTTCTAAGTCGCCGTTATACTTGGCTTTTACTTGCTCGATTGTTGCGCCATTCGTGGATACGCTAGGAGCATAATCAGCCCAAGGATCCTGGCCACCACCAAACGAACCAAAGCTTTGCGGCTTAGCCTGTGGCGCTGGCTGCTGACTAAAGCCGCCTTGCTGCTGTTGCTGCGGTTGTTGTCCATACCCGCCTTGCTGACCTTGACCGTCTTTTGGAATGCCGTTTGCTAGGATTTCGAAATCGGTGACGTTGACTTTAGTCGAGTAACGCTTAGTTCCGTCTTTCTCGTACTCTTCGGTTTCTAGCTTGCCCTCAACGTAAATCTTAGTGCCTTTCTGACAGCCTTGGGCGATGTACTGAGCCATCAAATAATTGCCACGGTCAAATGCCTTGCAGTTATGCCACTCGGTTTTTTCTTTATTCTCCCCAGTCTGCTTGTCTTTCCATTTTTCACTGGTTGCCACGCTGAAATTTGCAACACTAGAACCGCTCGGCATTACGCGCAAATCAGGCACGTCGCCAAGGTTACCAACTAAAATTACTTTATTTTTAGACATGCTACTTACCCTTGTTTACAATTAATTCTCTAGTTGATCCGAACTTGAACACTAAATCTAGGTATTTGCTGTGTACATAGTCACCAAATGGGACAAGAAGCCAGCCAGCATAGGCTGCATACTTAAACCAAGGTTTAAACTTTATCTCGTATTTGATTTCACCTATTGGCATGTTATTCACCTTTACTTTCTTTGATTGTTTCAACGATTTTACCAGTGACCATAAAAGACACACCCACAAAAACTGATAGAGCGTAAAAGAAACCAGCTTTAAGTTCATTTTCGGCAGCAAGCCCAATCAACCAAAGATAAGCAAATAGAAGTATCATGGTGCAATCAAAACTAACCAACTTACTAAGAATTTTCATTCTTCACCTCTTCATCATCAAAACATTCTTCATCAGCGTAATGGCCGTCTTTATCGGTAATGCGCGCAATGCTAGTTAAAGCCTTTTTCTTGTTGCAGTAAAAACCGCCTGCA